AAACTGTTGTTTTGTATTCTTTATCGTCAAAGTCCATTGTCGCCTCTTAGTTTATTTGTGTGTGAGTCGGTACATTTTTAACAAGTACCGGATTTTGGTTTTGGGGGTAGGGTTCGTCAAAAACCCACCACTTTAGATATAAAAATCTAGTTATTATTACTTCTGATAATTTATTCTTACCGCTAAATACTTTTAGTTGTAAAGAACAAAACAAGAACATTTAAAAAAATAGGTACTCTATAATATTTTTGTACTAAATTTATTTGTGTGATTTGAATAAAACTATTCTATTTCCTAACTAATCAGACCATTTAACCTGAATTAATTGATCACCAGCTTTAACATTTAGTTCACTTTGTTTGCCATAAACCTTGGGTGAAAGCTTCTCTGCCTTCCACTTGGCTAAATCTACAGCAGCTTTTACAAGGTGAGTCTTACCTAAATCTGTCTTGGTTTCTGTCTTAGCTAGTTCTAAATTATCATTAAGTAAGTCTTCAGCATTAGCCAGGATAAACTCTATTCCATCAGCTTTAGCTTTTGCATACTGTTCCTGGAACTCAGGATATTTATTAATCCAATTCCTAAGCGTTTCCCAACAAGGCATAGACTTTAATCTTGTAATATCTCTAACGGTTTTACCTTGAGCCAGAAGCTCTACAATTTTCTTAACCGTTTTCTTAGAATACTTACTGGGTCTTCCTACCGGATTGTTCTGTTTTTGTTCTATTAATGCTTTGCTCATAATTTTTGAAATATCTTTCTATTGTTGTTGACATTGTATTTACAATAACTAATATGATTTGTAACGAAAGGAACTAAAATGAAAATACCTAAAACAAGAGAAGACATGATCAAGTTAAAAAGAAAACTTGAACAAGACCCAGATAACGGTGAACTCTTTAAATACATGACCGTAGATAAATTCATTAGAATTGTTGGAATGTATTTAGATGGTAAACTTTCAAAAAGAGTTTTCAATTAATGAAAGTTCAATCGTTATATAAATCTCAGTACAAATTGTTGGGTGAACCTATTGTATCAGTAGAGCTTTACCCAACGATGCAAGGTAAACTTAAATACTCTGTTCATTGGATGAAGAATTATAATCTTATCATATCTGACCCTAAGCAAGTTGCTTGGTGTCAAGATAGTAACAAAAGATTTAATACGCTTAGAACTCCAATCATTGAAATCCATTCAATGAATAAAACAGAATCTTCAGCTTTACAAATTGCAAAAATATTAGAATCTGAAATTGTAGAGTTCTTTAAATCTGAAAAATACTTTGCAGAATTATTCTCAGGTCAACACATGTTTAATGACTTGCTAACTCTGCCAGAACACCTCAAGGATAACGAAAGAAAGGAACAGAGGAAGAATCTGGCAGGGTAAGAAAGTATTGAATAGAGTTATCCCAATATAAGAAAATAAATAAGCTTTTTGCCTTAATTGTCAAATAAATTTATTTAAACCTACCTTATTTACCATTCTACAAATATCAAATAAAGCGTTCTTATATTTGGTTCTAATGGTTTCATGAGATTGTCCAAGAAAGAAATATTTCATATCTCTCCAGGATTTGCGATGAGGAAAGTTTCTTAAATAAATTAAATCTCTGTATTCCGGTAATGCTTTTAACATGACATTTAAAACAAACTCATAAATTTGAAGCTGCTTAGCATTAGGAATGACTCTTGTCTTGCTTTTACCATATTTATTATGGTCATTCTTATCAGGAATAACATCAATTAAATTAAACATTCTAGCAACTCTTGGCTTCTTTGGTGGTGCTATCTTGGTATCAACCCAGCTTGCGATTCCTAGATAATTATCTAAAATTTCTGGCGTTAGTTCCTTTTCTATCATTAATTATCTATTAGCTTTATTCTTTATAAATTCAATAATGGAGTTTGTTAATAACCCTATAAAAGGTCTTGCAAGTGTGCGTTACGCTTAAAATACAGCCTTAGAAGTAATACAACCTATAATAGTTATTTAATCTATTTATTTAAATATAGATATTAAATCTATATACAGTATCATTTAATGATACCTCACTTTGCATTTTTTGATACCACAAGATAATCTTTTAGACGTATGATCTTAGACTTATCAACAGGTTTATTCTTACGTTTTGCGTAAGATTTCTTTTGAGCATTACGCATATTAATATTGTCCAGGATATAATCTTGCATAGTAGGTTTATCAAAAACAATGTGAAGCGTTTTCTTATTAATCTGCTTTCTAGCCAAAAGACCAAATAAAGTGAGTCGGTCAAGGATTTTAGTAATGGTTCTGCTGTCCTTTATTCCGGTTCTTTCCTTAATATACTGATAAGATACCCTACAACCCTTTGGTGCATTACGAAATGAGTAGCAAATAATATAAACCATCTTCTCATTGGCTGTTAAAACCTTATTATGAATGATTTCTATATCTACCTTCTCAAAATATCTCATTTAACCCTCTCAAACCACCTCAAAACAAGCTCATAAACCGATTTTAAGCACCATATAGCCACATTGATGATAAAATAGGCTACGAAGGCTAGGCAAAGGACAAATAAGAACAAAATAAGCTGAATGTAGCCAATAATCGTTTCAAATTTATCGTTCATATCCAATCAATCGTAGGTTTTCCGTTGTAATTAACATCATAAATAAACCAGCCAAAAGCCATTAGACCCCCTGCCAATTTATTAGAAGATTTTTTTTTAAAAGGAACTCTACGGCTAAAGACCAAAACCTTTTCTAATTTATTTTGATTAAAAATAAGTTCTCTACGTTTTACGCCTTCCAAATAACTAATTTTAGACAACATAACGACTTTTTTCTTAGCAAGTTTAAAAGCTTGCAAAGTAAATTCAGCAGCTAGATTAAAAGGTGGATTTGTTACAATGTTATCTGCTTTTAAATCAGATTGTAAAAAATCCTTACCTGTTGAACCATAACCCCTATCAATTAAATCAGAAGAATAAACTTTATAGCCATGCTGCAATAAGACTTTTGATATAGCGCCATCACCACAAGCACATTCCCAAATATCTCCTTCAAATTTTTGGTGTTGCAATAATGCAACAGTAGCGCTTTCTGGTGTTGGGTAAAAATCGTTTTCTTCTCTATCACCTCTTGAGTTATGACCAACGTAAGCTAATGCAGATTCTTTCTTCATATCTTCTTGCTGATTGCCATGCTCACAAATATGGCAATAATGTGTTTCATTTGTTTTTCATCAAGCATATTATATTCGTTCATTCTTTGAATGTAACTTAATTCATCTTGAGTGTAGGAAATCTTGTTATTTGAAATTTTGTGCAGAACCTTATCACAGTTCTTCTTATCTAGTCTAGTGATTTCATGAATGTTTAAGTTAATATCTTTTGGTTTCATTTAACCCCACTGTTCAGCCATTGCATTTGCAATAGATTGAAATGTTTTACTTCTATGTTTCCATCTATCTTTTGTTGGTGGTAATTGATACCATTTAGAGCCATTTGGTTTACCTTCTTTAGTATAATATTGTTCACCTTTACCTACAATTTTTGTTGGTTTTAAAGGTTCTAAATTTTTAAGCCACAAACAGGTTTTTTTCATAGCTTCTTCACCAAAATAATAAGGTTGAACAATTTGATTGTATTTAGGTAATTCAGCATATCCATGTGGTACCGGATTTTCTACTGCTATTTTAGGTATAAAAGGATTATAGAGTAACTTTAAGAAAAAACCTTTACCCTTATTCATTAACCACCATCTTCTATAATTTTTTCCATTTTCCTTTTTTCTATTTTTCCATAAATGTTGAACTCCACTATTGGCAAGATAAGTGCAAGGTGGATGTGCTATCATCATATCCCATTCATTATCTAAATAATCTAAAACATCACCTTGAATATGTTGTCCTGGAATATCAGTTGGTAATAAATCACAACTCCAAGCATCATGACCTTTTTTTTTAAATGCTTCTCTTACAGTACCTGAAAATTCACAAGCTATTAAAACTTTCATACAATTTTATCAAAAGGTTTTAATTCATTCTGTTTAATTTGAAATACTGGAGGTCTTGGCAAGCCAAAATCTGTTAACCTAGATTCTTGGAAAATAATATCTTTAGCCATAATAAAACCCAGTATGTGAAACTCTGGAGATTTGTCAGTTACAAAAC